GTTCCCCTTCTTCACTGACACGACAGGAGCGCCTCTGGAGTCTGGTTACATCTACATAGGCCAGTCTAACCTAAACCCAGAGACAGCCCCTGTAAACGTGTTCTGGGACGCTGCATTGACCATTCCTGCTGCACAGCCTGTTCGTACTGTTGGTGGTTATCCTAGCCGGGCTGGAACTCCTAGCAGGTTCTACTCTGCAACTGACACGTACTCGATTACTGTCAGGAACAAGAACCATGTGCTGGTCTTCTCTGCGTTTGACCAGTCTGACTCACCTACATCGGTCTTCGACATCTCCACGCAACTCATTACTGCTACTGCTGGGCAGCTTACGTTCACGCTGACTACGTTCACCTACCTGCCTGGTACTGAGACGCTAGAGGTCTATAGGAATGGGCTCAGGCTCAACCTTGGTCTGGACTATCTGGAGACGAACTCCTCGACGGTCACGTTGACTGCGCCGGCTGCTGCTGGAGACCAATTCTTGTTTCAAGGTGGTGCAGTTGTTTCTGGTGCTCAAGTCCCTGGGTCTGATGTGTCATTTTTGCAGGCTGGGACAGGTGCTGTTACGCGGAACATGCAGGACAAGGTGCGGGAGAGTGTGTCTGTGAAAGACTTTGGAGCGGTGGGGGATGGGGTCACGGATGATACTGCGGCGATTCAGGCAGCGATAAACTCACTTCCGGCATCTGGCGGTTCTGTGTATTTTCCAGCCGGTGTCTACAAGATCACCTCAACCATTCAGGTTGGAAACGGAACCAACTCTGCGCTTTCTACCAAAAATTCTGTGCAGCTTTTGGGAAGTGGATGCGCTCCATTTCAAGGTACCTCTGCTGGAACTGTGCTGAAATGGGACGGTGCTATTGGTGGAACTGTTGTTTCATTTAATGGCAGCGGAGATGGATTTGGCCTTGATAGGATTCTTGTGGATTGCAACTTAAAAGCTGCAATCGGAATAGCTGTTTACAGTGTTCGCAACAGTTCGTTCACAAATTTCGCCATTCGTGAATTTAGAGACACTGCATTAGAGCTAAATATCCGTACTGGCCCATCAAGCGCAGTCAGATATGCTTGCAATAATGTTTTCCAAAACTTTTTTTGCGCCACTTCCTATCAAGCAAACAAGGGGCTCTCCATAAGAGGAGATTACGCAAATAATAACGACTGGTTTAGAAATACATTTATTTGTGGAGTTACTGAAGTTCCCAAAAGCTCATCCAGTGTAAGCTATGGGGCTTACTTTGAGTTTACTGACTCAAACACATTTATTGAATGTGACTTTGGTGTATCTGGATCTGGGACTGGGTACGGCATCATGCTAAATGCCGCAAATAACAACAACTATCCTCAGAACCTGTTTTTTTACGGATGCTCTTTAGAGGGAAATGTTGCGACATATGAAGTCTCTGGAGCATCGCTTAGTGATAACTTCTTTTACAGCTTTACAACGAAAGACGGCGAAGTTCCTCCAGTTCATCCAAAGCTGCACATCATCACTGATGAAGGCGATCTTCTTTCCATGAAGAAGCTTCAAGTTCGCCAAAGTTCTGGGAACATTGATTTTGTTCCTCCAAACACTGACAGAGGCTGGAGGCTGCTTGGAAACCACTCTGATTTAATTGACTTTGGATTTGCTGTTCAAAAACTAAGCGCAGGCGGTGTGGCTGATACCTACTTCCAAATTGCCCCCGGAGGATCAGCATACATTTACATTCCAGCTTTAGGATTGAGGGAATTGCTAGTTGGAAATGCAGATTCTGCTGGAGCTGGCTACAGAACAGTCAAGGTTTCAAACTAACACTATGAGCAGCAAATCTTTTCAAAACGCATCAAAGCTAGTCAATCTAAGCTATGCAGACGGGCAATGGACCTTTGATCAAGCCGCAACTGCGGTTGATGATTTTACCACCATACTTGTAGACCGCAGAGCAAACCACACTGGAGGCACTCCGGGTTTTGTAAATTCTGCCATTCTTGGAAAAACTTTTGTTTCGGCAGGGAACACAAATTTTGAGTGGGCGATTGTTGGAGTTTGTGACAACTCAGCAACCGCTGGTGAAAACGTAGGTGGATACTTTCAGGGCATCAAGCGGGCCACTGGCCCTACTTGGGGTGCCACTGTTGAAGTCATTGACAAGACTGGTGCAAATCCAACTACTGGAGCAGTTGGCATTGAGGTTGATATTACCGGGAACGGCACAGACAACAACAACGCCAGAGTTGGAATTGATGTTGCCATCAGAAAAGATGATCCATCTGGAAGCGGGTGCGTAGGAGCGTTTGGGGTACGCCTACAAAGCCAAGCTGGTTCTGGATACACTGTTGGCTTTGACACAAGCATTGCCACCATCTATCAGTCAGCATTTCGGATGGCACAGGGACAAGCCATCTCGTTTGATGCTAATGCCACTGACAAATTAGCAAGCGACGGCACTGGCATTGTTTACTCAAGTGGAGGAGTGTTTAAGGCAAAGCTGGTAAACGATGGCGGCATTTTCTTGACTGGAAGAACAAATATAACTGGAACTTTTACCACTGGAGCACAAACTCCAACGATGGGCACAAACAAGCCCGGATTAACTGGAGGCGCTCCAACCACTTGGTTGAGTGTTGTAATTGATGGAACGCAGCACTGGGTTCCAGCTTGGGTAAACTAACATGAAAACAGTCACACTCACTTTTACTCAAGAGCAGCTTCAGATACTTAACGCTGCTTTAATGGAGATTCCATACCGTGCAGCGGCTCCATTAATTGCAAGCATCAACAGTCAGATCAAGGATCAGACAGAACAGAAACCTGCTGAGTATTCGCTTGTAGACGCATCCTCGTAAAACATGAGCCACCTTGCCCATCCAGTCATCGCCCTAGTCATGCAAGCCATCATCAGCCTTGTCAGCGGTGACTGGTGGGTTGGTGCTGCTGCCGGCAGCTTCTACTTCATCGGGCGCGAATACGCTCAGGCCGAGTACCGCAACATCGAGCACAACTACGATGGCCGTAGGGCAAACATGCCATACTTTGGAGGGCTAGAACTGAGGGCATGGACGCTGAAAGGTGTGCTTGACTTTGTTCTGCCTTCCATTGCTGTCATCCTTGTGGCACTACTGCTACAATGAACTGGATCAAAAGCATTTTGCCGACTATCGGGACACTTTTGGGAGGCCCGCTTGGAGGAGCTGCGGTTGAAGCCGCTGCCAAGGCTTTGGGTATGTCCGACGCTACGGCAGACAAGGTGCAGCGTGCACTTACTTCGGGTAACCTGACTGCAGAACAAATGGCAGCACTCCAGGCTGCTGACCTCAACCTCAAGACGAGGATGGCAGAGCTTGGCATCGACGCTGAGAAGCTGGCTCAAGAGGACCGGGCAAGCGCACGGAAGATGCAGACTGCCACAGGCTCTTGGGTGCCGCCGGTACTGGCCTGTGTGGTCACCGCAGGCTTTTTTGGTATCCTGTTTGGCCTGCTCACGGGAGACCTCAAGCTGTGGGAAAGTACGACCTTGAGCTTGTTGATCGGTAGCCTCTCCACGGCCTTCTCGGCGGTGCTGGCGTTTTACTACGGGGCTTCTCACACAAAGCCAGAGGAAAAGAAATGATCGATGAGCTTAAAAAGGCCGGCATCGACTTGGGACTGGCCTTGGCGGGCTTTGCAGGCTCCGTGCTGATGTCTAGCAAGGAATCAGGCAAGAACCTAGGAAGGACCATTGCAAGCCTGCTTGGAGGCGCGGCGTCAGCCAACTACGTCACTCCGCTCATTCTCAAGCTCGCAAGACTGGACGGTGAGCCACAGTACGCCTATGCAGCGGCATTTCTCTTGGGCTTTTGCGGGCTCCGGGCAGTTGAAACCATCAGCTCCAAACTGATTGCAGATGAACATCGTCACGACAACAAACGCACTCGCTAACGGGGTTCTGGCAACCTCTGCGTTGCACTTGATCTTTCGAGTGTTTGGACACTCTGAGAGTGCGGTTTGGAAGCGTCCTTGGGCGGCTGTTCTTTGCAAGGCGGCAACAACGCTCACTGTTTGTGGTGCCTTATGGAATCTTTTGACGTTTTCTACTCCACCTTACTCCGAACTACTGTTAAACATCGGCATCGCTCTCAACTTCCTTTGGATTTCATTCTTTTATGACCGTTCTACCAGTGCCAAGCATTCCCGCTCTGCAAGAAAGATACCTAGGCGCAACTCCTCCCGCCGGACTGCAAATTCTGGCACCCGTAAAAAGAGTTCTTCCACCAGCAGCAACTGAAGGAAATGGGCTTCCGCCTGCGACGATTTCGCCGTACAGTGGGATCTACGATGAAAATGGACGACTCCCAAGGATTCACGGATCGGGAACAACTTTTATCGCTCGTGTCTAGTCACCGGCACATTGTTGACTTGGCAGTTGTCAACCTCGCCAACATCGGGGCTTTCGCTCTGTCGTTGTCTGAAGTCGAGCAGTGGATTCGCGTTCTTGGCTGCTTTCTCGCTGCCGTTTTTACATCTCTCAAGATCGTTGAAACCATCAGAAGCCTCAGAAAATGAACCTGTCACCCAAGGGCATCAAGGCGATCGTTGCATGGGAAACCGGCGGCGAAACAGAGTACGACAGGAATCCCGAGTGGCCCGGTGAACAGTCTGGAATCACCATCGGAATCGGTTGGGACTTGGGCCACACTTCAGCAACAGACACGAGCCGGGCTTGGTCGCAACACTTGGATTCCAACACTATTGCAGCCCTTGTGGGCGTGTCAGGAAGGAAGGGCAAGGACGCACAGGTTATTCTCCCGCATGTCAGGCACTTAGTCATCCCGTGGGATGCTGCAATGGCAGTCTTTGAAGAGGTGACCATTCCAACCTGGTTCCTCCGCACGCTCCGCATTTACCCACAAGTGGGAGAGATTCACGGCGACTGCGCTGCGGCACTCGTGTCTTTGGTCTTCAACCGTGGCGCAAGCCTTACTGGTGACCGCAGAAAAGAGATGCTTTGCATTCAAGAACTTCTGCGCGTTGGAGAGCTTGACAAGATCCCTGAACAGTTTCGCGCCATGAAGCGCCTGTGGCCCGATAGTCGAGGGCTTCGCAGGCGTAGAGACGAAGAGGCAACTCTCTTCGAGCAAGGTTTGGTTGGGTAGTGACACAGTGCCGTATGGTGCGCAGGGAGATCCTGCGACGGGTCGTAGTTTGCCCCATGAAACAGAGGCACTTGCTACTTGGTATCGAAACAGCTTTCGCGACCAAATTTGACAACCAAGCGCGGTAGGCTAGGTTGCAAGTATGGACCTAGTCAACCATCCGCCGCATTACACTTCGCATCCGTCGGGCGTGGAGTGCATCCAAATCACCGAGCACTTTAATTTCTGCATCGGCAACGCCATCAAGTACTTGTGGCGAGCCGGGCTCAAAAGCGAAGCAATCGAGGATCTGCGCAAGGCTGCTTGGTATATCAACCGCGAAATCAGCCGTTTAGAACGCCATGACTCCTGAAAAGACACTCCGAGAACACTGCCGCGAGATTGGGCGGCTGGGCGGGATTAAGACGTCGCAAAAAAAAGCTGACGCAGCACGCCGGAATGCTAGCAAGCCAAGACCTAAGGCTCGCGAACTCAACGCCTTAAAGCGTGCTAAAAAAAGTGCAACAAATAGCTAGCAAAGCGCGTTTGGTTGGCTACAGTGAGCGCCGCAATGAGCACATCACACTACTCTTCGCGGCCAAGCAGGCTGCTTCATCCTCCGAACAAGCGCCGCTGGACGGCGGCAAAGCTCGCCACAATCAGCGGTCTACTGATCGTTGACATGGTCGTTCTTATAAACAGCAACGACATCGTCGAATCGGCAATTATTGCCGGCCTTGTCATAGTCAACCTCTGGGCTCTGACTGCAACAAAATGAGCCACACAATGAACGGCAATCCTATCTGGTGCAAGCCAGCTAGGACTCGGGAGCACGACTTCAGTAAAACTGAAGCTGATGACGCAGAGCAGAATCTCTCTTTGCTAGCAGAAGCGGCCAGTCTGGTCCGGGCTGCGATGGCAAAGGGTCTCATTGAGCGGGGTGCTCCGCATATCGTCGAGGACGAGAAGCCTGGTCCTCGCAGTGAGTGGGTGACTTGTGGTTGCGGAGAGAAGTACATCCGCAAGATCGGTGGCTACGAAAAGTGTTTCCAGTGCAGGACTCCTGCGATTGCGTGCAAGTGCTGCGGAAAGATGTTTCATCCACCCAAGTATAGGCAGGTTAGCTGCTCCAACGCCTGCCGGATTGCCCTCCTCAAAGAGGGTGGAGCCGCCCACAAAAAGGATCGTCCTCTGTTGGACTGTCCTATCTGCGGAAACAAGTTTCCGATGCGCTTCCATGGAGGGAAGTGCGCAAAAACATGCAGTCGAAACTGCGCTATCCAACTGATGATTCACACCCAAAAACAACAACGCAACAAATGAAAATACGACACTCATCCCTCCCTAAGCTCGCTCTCTGCGGGCAGTATGAAGGAGCGCAAGGCACGAGTCCTGCGGCAGCTCGTGGAACTAAGCTGGACGAAGCGTTTCGTTATGCTTGGTATCATGGAGAGTTCCCAAACCGGGAACTTCCTGAAGAAGATGCCTCGGCAGTGCGCTGGGCGATTAACCAGTGCATCCTTCTTAACGGCGTGCAAGACGGTCTCACGACCGACGAAAAGAAATGCAAGGTGGAAACCAGCGGCATCGAGCACAAGGGCACTGCTGACGGTGTAGCAGTCAAGGGCAAGTGGCTTGTGGATCTGAAGTCTGGTCAGATGTATGACTACAGCGCCCAGATGGCTGCTTACGCTTTGGGCCTGATGCAGGAACACTTTGAGCAGGAGTGGACGACTCATCTCTTGTTCTGCGATCAACGACAAGTGGTGACAGAGCACTGGACGTACAGAAGCGCCTTTGACTTGGTCGCCAACATCATCAACAACGTAGGGACTCCTCCTAAGGTAAATGACTACTGTGGCTGGTGCGCCAAGAGTCTTACGTGTCCAGCTCGTGTTGCCAGTAAAGATGCTGCGCTCGTCACTGTCGCCGGCATGGCTCCTACATTGCAGGACGAAGCCTTCCTATCTCTTCTCAACGATCCTGATCGGCTTGGGCAGTTCCTTGCAGCTTGCCAGACGCTGGACGACTTTCGCGACGCCGCGAAGGAGAAGGCTCGCGGACTCCTTGATGCAGGCGTTAAGGTGCCGGGCTGGCGGCTGCAAAAGCCTCGCGCATCCGAGTACATCGAAGCCGAACACATTGCACAGGCGGTCACCAACGGCGTGATCGGTGCCGCCGACGCGATCCGTGCGCAGGGCTCAATCAGCCTCAAAAAAGCACAAGCACTTTGGAGTGCAGCGGGTGCGGTGTTTCCTGAAGAGTTGGTGCAGCGGAAAATTGGGCAGGCTCCACTTGTGCAGGCAAAATAGTATGAAAAACATACAGAATTCGCAAAGCGTTTGGAGAATTATTGATAACCTCCGAACCATCTCAAAACAGATGGATGCCATTTTGCAACGCGACCTTTTAGAAGCCGCATCAAGACTGCAAGAGCAGGCAGATTTGATTGAGCGGATGCAGTCAGAGATGGTCAATCCAGATGATTTGAGTCAGCAACTGCTCAAACTTGTCGCCGGCATGAACGATGCCAAGGCTGCACAAGTTCGTCCAGAGCCATCACGGCTAGAGATTGCGGCCATGGCGTTGCAAGGGATGATTGCGCGCAGAGACGACTGGATCCTTCCAGAGGAAACTGCGTTGAAGAAAGCAGACGCACTCATCGCAGCAGCGAAAGGGGTGACGAAATGAGAACCGAAAACAACATCGAGCGGTACGCGAAACTGGTCCAACCGATTAGCCGCGATGCTGGGAACGAAAACATCAGCAACTTTATGGATGAAATGTCCAGGTTGCGCGAACGCTACCACATCCCGGAATGCCTAGTGGTGCTCAAGGTCAATATCCGCTATGCAGATGGCGAGGTTGGCGAGGCCATTACGTCGGCGCACTTTGGAAGCCAGTACGAGGCCGAGTCAATGGCAGCGTATGCGCTCGGCAACGCAAGGGCGAAAATTACGGCAGAAGTGAACAAGCTGGCAAGAGGGGAAAGGCTCAAGGAAATCAAATGAAACAGAACTACATCGCAATCGACCCAGGTGTAGGAGGCGGTATCGCATACGTTGACACTGACGGCAGTGTTCATGCACTGCCTATGCCTCAGACTGTTCACGACTTGCAGGAGCAACTCTATATCCTCTGCAAAAGCCATGTACCTAATCCGCTCGTCACTGTCTTCCTAGAAGAACTGCCAAAGTTCGCCGGCAAGATGAGTGGCTCAAGCATGGCAACCATGTTCCGCAACTATGGTCGTCTCGAAGGCATTCTCGCCTCGCTCAACACCCGTATCGAATACCTGCCTCCCAAGAAATGGCAGACTGCTCTTGGCCTAGGCGACAAGAAGACTCATGGCCCTCGCTGGAAAGCGCACCTCAAAGGACGCGCACAATCGCTATATCCGCAACTTACTGTGACACTGAAAACCGCCGACGCTCTCCTGATCTTGGAGGCCGGGCTCAAAATGAAAACTAAATGAACCTAATACCATTCGACCAAACGAAACTGATGGCTGAAGCCATTGCCAAGTCCAAACTCTTCGGCATACAGACCGCTGAACAAGCCCTTGCTCTAGGGCTTCTCTGCCAAGCTGAAGGACGTCATCCAGCCGAGGCAGCTCGTGATTACCACATCATTGGGGGCAAGCCATCCCTGAAATCTGAAGCAATGCTGGCACGATTTCAACAAGCAGGCGGCAAGGTGGAGTGGCACGAGTACACTCACGAGGCAGTCTCTGGCACGTTTAGCCATCCCCAGGGCGGCAGTCTGAAGGTATCGTGGACCATGCAGGACGCAACTCGCGCCGGCCTGACTGGGAATCCTACTTGGAAGAAGTTTCCACGGCAGATGCTCAAAGCTCGATGCATATCTGAAGCTGTCAGGGGCATCTTCCCCGGCGTGCTGTCTGGCCTCTACGCTCCTGAGGAAGTGCAGGAGTTCGCGCCAGTGCAGGTACAGACTGAGCCCGAGCCGATACAGATTGAGACTCAGCCAGTGTCGCAGCCTCCAATGCTTGAGCGCATCAATCCGATGCAACGCCTTTTGGCTGACAAGAGTGGTCCTCAACGTGAAAAAGTCACGGCAGGAGCACTAAAACGGGGCTGGATCAAAGAAGGGGAGACATATCTCGACATTCCCGCTGACATTGCCGCCCAAGCCATCGCTTTCCCTGAACGGTTCTTCGCCGCTTTCGGAATCTAAACCAAAACCAAAACAAAACCATGCCATCCATCAAAATCGAACGCAGCGAACAGCAATCCATCAACGCAGGTGTACATTCTGCTGTGATTGAGAACGCCACTGAAGCAACCTCGAAAGCCGGGAACGAGATGCTCAAATTGGAAGTGAAAGTTGGACCTCTCAAGTTCAACTCGTGGGTCGTCTTCACGACGAAAAACTCAGCCAACGTGGCTGACTTTGCAGAGGCTATCGGCAAAAAGGTTGTCGAGGGCAAGACTCTTGTCATCGAAACCGAGGACTGCATCGGCAAGACTGCCAAAGTGGAACTTGGGCCTGGGGACAGGATCAACGAAAAGACTGGGAAGCCGTACCTTGAAATCAAACGGTGGTTGCCAGCATCGGCAGAGTCTGATCTCTCGTCTGATGAGATCCCATTCTAATTGACACACAGGGGGCCGCGCATCCTAAAAACGCGGGCTACTAATGACAAACTCCGAAAAACTGGAGGCTCGTCGAATTGCCGACGAACTCTACAAGGCACACTGCGCCTTCGTTAAAGCAGACGTTCCCGGCCTCCACCCAGATGGCAATATGACTGTGAAGCTCGCCCACTTCATCCGCATGTTTGGCGGGACCATTGAACCCACTCCTCTGTCAAAAGCGGCTAGGCTACAACGCGAGCACGAGGCAACGCTGTAATGAGCACACTCAATGTCCCGCAGGCTACAGAGGCCGAGCGGGCGGTGCTGGGGTGTCTACTCTTCGCCCCAGCAACTGCACATCCTGCGGTGGTCGCCTCGGGCCTGACTGCGCAGGATTTTTTTAACCCAACATTCCAGACCATCTTTGCCGGCATCCAGTCTTCGATTGACGCCGGGGAAAGCCTCGATCCGATCGGGCTGGCAACGCGACTGGCAAAGCAAGGGGTGCCCTTTACTTTGCTCTCAGAGTTGGCGAGTGGTATGCCAAGTCTGGAGCCTCTCCCGAGCTGGTGCACTCTAGTCCAGGACGCCTCAAGACGCAGAGCACTTCTCAACCAACTCGTCTCGTCAGCCAAGGCAGTCTCTGCCGGCACACCCACAAGCACGATTGTCGCTGACCTGACTCGCGCCACTTTGACGGCAGGAGAGTCTCAGGGACTGGGCGCTATAGTACAGACGACGTTCAATGACCTGCTGTTCTATGATACAGAGCACGATACAAACACTCTTATAGGCAACCGCTGGCTCTGCAAAGGCGGGAGTGTGCTTATCAATGCTCAGTCTGGTATCGGGAAGAGCAGTTTGACGATGCAGTTGGCAATCGGCTGGGCACTTCACGGGCAAGGCTCATTCTCTGAAGTGCTGACATTCGGTATCGTCCCAGTGAGGCCACTCAAGAGCTTGCTCTTGCAGGCAGAGAACGACATAGGCGACCAAGCAGAAATCTTGCAATCGGTGATTTGCAAGTATGGAAGGACTCAGTGTGGAGAAGCTGAACTGGCAGTGCTCAATGAGCGACTGGTATTCTATAGGGACAACGTACACTCAGGTGCAGAGTTCTTAAGAGTGTTGGAGGCGCTCATCATCAGGCATCAGCCAGACATCGCATGGATTGACCCTTTGATGTGCTACCTCGGGGATGACATCAGTGACCAGAAGGTAGTCACAGAGTTCTGCAACGGGCTCAATAGGATCTCTTCAAAGACCGGGGTGCTGTTTGCCATCATCCATCACCTTCCTAAGCCTCGGGAAGGAACAGCACGCACTGACTCAGACTTGGCCTATGCAGGCTTCGGCTCTTCAGCACTCACAAACTGGGCAAGAGAGGTAGTGACATTACAGAGGATTGAGACTGCTCCCGGCCAGCCTCCAACGTGTTCCTTTACTTGTACGAAGAGAAGACTCAGGTCAGGAATGCGCAGTTGGGAGAACCAGCCTACAGCAAAGATTTACATCAGACACAGTCCTGAGCCAGAGAGACACGGCATGATTTGGCAGCAGTGCCAGCAGCCAGAACCACCAGAAGAACAGCCAAAGAAGAGGAAATGAAAGTACTAGTCGCCTGCGAATACAGTGGAACAGTCAGAGACGCATTCCTGCGCCGAGGACATGATGCAATGTCTTGCGACTTGCTGCCCACAGATGCACCTGGACCGCATTATCAGGGGGATGTCAGAGACATCATCAATAACGGTTGGGATCTGATG